AATCGGGTTACGAAATTCGTGCCGACTTACTATCCCTTGCAGAGGGCGTCTTAATCAACAACATCGAGAATGAGAGGACTACCATATATACATGGAATGATAACCATCCCGAGTCGAAGAAAGATATGCCCCTAAGAACTTACTCAGCACAAGATGTCATTGATACTGCAAAGCAGTTTAATGATTTCGTAAACGAGAAGTAACGCATAAATAGTATTGTGGGGTGATATTATTCACCCCCTTTTGAGGAAATATAATGTATACAAGTACACTTAAACCAGACCCTAGTAGATTTGTTGAGTCTAGTACACCACAAGATCAGCAAGTACATAAAGGTTGGTATTGGGATTACAAAACAAAAAAGTTTTACAGATGGGATAATATACCCAAGGATAAATAATGCCAGAGACATCAATCAACAAGTCAATACTTAATAAGAATAATTTTAGATTACTTATTGACAAAACACCAACAGTAGAGTACTTCGTCAGATCAGTTAATATTCCAGGATTAACATTTGGTGAAACAGTACAGGCGGCAGGTGTAGGACTTGATGCTTTCTTTCCTGGAGATAAAGTTTCTTTTGATACACTTGATGTATCTTTTCTTGTCGATGAAGACTTAGAAAACTTTAAAGAAATATATGATTGGATGGACGCAATCGTTCCTATAGCAGATCCCTCTGCCTATGGGGCATATGTCAATTCAGTTAAAACAGATGCAGGTACATTCTCAGCAGTAGAGAATGATCTCTTACAGTATTCAGATATTACATTAGTATTGAATACTAATAAGAACATACCAAACAAATTTTTTAGATTCCACGATTGCTTTCCAATCAGTTTAGGTGGTATCGAACTTGAGAGTGGTGCAGATACTGAGGCAGTTATCGCAAATGTATCATTCAGATTTACATATTACGAGATAGAAAGCACTAGTTAAATCTCAATAAATATGTTATACTATTAGTATTTAATAGTATATTAGGTAAATTATGAAACTAGATGAAATCAAAGTGATGTGGTCAAACGACTGTGAGATCGATGATATCGAACTCGACAAGTCATCATTAGAAGTTCCAAAATTACATGCTAAATATTCAGAGTTACTAACTGATAATATTTTATTGTTAAGAAGTCAGCAGATGAAATTCAACATGCTTAGAAAAGATAAGTGGATGTGGTTCAACGGCAAACTTGACGATGATAGAATTAGAGAACTTGGTTGGGCACCTGATCCATTTGATGGATTAAAAGTAATGAAAAGTGACTTTGGTATATGGTTCGATTCTGATCCAGATCTACAAAGTCTCAAAGCAAAAATAGATTACTTACAGGAAACAATTGAATTTATTAAGAGATGTATGGATAATATCACTTGGAGACATCAAACAATAAAGAACACTATCGAGTGGCGTAAATTTATGGCGGGTCAATAATGCTTTATCACAATAACGTATGGATATATAAAGACTTTTTAACAAATGCAGAATGTGAAGTTGTTCATGCTACTGCTGAGAAACACGAACTTATGTCAGGTCGTATTGGATATAAGAACAATGACCCTGATGCACCACCTAAAACTGATGGTCAACAGAACAGTGAGATCAGACAATCAGACGTTAGATGGATACCCCATAATTCATTCGTAGAAGAGATAAGTCAAAAGATTGAAGACGGCATCAACAGTGCTAATAGAGAAGCAGGTTGGAATTTACATTGGGATCAACCAGAGTCTCATCAATATACTATCTATCATCATAGACCAGAAGCAGAAGTAAAGGGAGATCATTACACTTGGCATATTGATTCAAGTCCAGATTGGCAAGGTCAAGGTGAAAGAATTAGAAAGTTAAGTTCAACACTTCAATTGTCAGATCCAAATGATTATGAGGGTGGACACTTTCAATACATCAATCCAAATGGTATATTCGATAAGTTAAAAAGAAACGAAGAGTGGGTAGATATGCAACAGCATATTACAACAGTCCCATTCTCTGCCAAATCTAAAGGAACACTTATAGTTTTTCCTTCTCATACATATCATCAAGTAACACCAGTAACGAGAGGAACAAGAATATCACTAGTCAGTTGGTTTCATGGTCCTAAGCATGTCTAAGAAGAAAGCATTAATTAAACTATGTGTCATGACAGATGAAGACATCGGTCCAATGGACATGGACGAACAAATGAAAATCGTAGAGAAAGCAATAGAGGAAAAAAGATTCTATCTTGAATCTATCAATCCACCCAAAGATGTCTAATTTAGTTACAGTACAGAAGATCGACGAGGTCTTCATGAAAGTTAATTGTGATGATGGTCTTGCAAGAGACTTGTACGATTTCTTTTCATATACAGTTCCTAATGCTAAGTTCATGCCCTCATATAAAAATAAATTTTGGGATGGAAAAGTCAGACTCTTTTCATTAAAAACAAATAAAATTTATATTGGTCTACTGCCATATGTAGATGAGTTTTGTAGAGAAAGAGGATATGATTTTGATGGTATACAAGATGTTATAGGCAAGAAAGAACGAGACGAGTCGAATAAGATAGACGACTTTATTGATATGCTTAGTCTACCATTCGCACCAAGAGACTACCAGTTAGAAGCATTTAAAACAGCAGTGCAGTATGGTCGACAATTGCTTTTGTCTCCTACAGCATCTGGTAAGTCCCTAATCATATATCTACTAGCACGATACTATGCTGGTAAAAAAATTATTATTGTACCAACAACTTCTTTAGTTGAGCAAATGGCAAAAGACTTTGAAGAGTATGGATATACAGATAGAGTTTGTAAAATTTACAGTGGTCAAGAAGTATTTGATGCAGACATTACTGTTACTACATGGCAATCATTTGCAAAAGCACCTAAAGATGTAATGCAATCGTTTGATGTAGTTATAGGAGATGAAGCACATTTATTTAAAGCACAAACTCTCAAAGGCATCCTAGAGAAGATGAAGACTACAGCAGTGAGAATAGGAACTACAGGTACACTTGATGGTTCTGAAGTACATAGACTACAACTTGAAGGTTTGTTTGGTCCAGTAAAGAAAGTCATAACGTCATACGAGTTGATGGAAGAAGGTACGATAGCAAATTTAACTATTGATTGTGTCATACTTCGTCATACTAAACAAAAGAAAATGACTTATCAAGAAGAGATGGATTATCTTGTAAGCAATGAACAGAGAAATAAATTTATCACTAATCTAGTTAGTTCATTGAAAGGTAATACACTTGTACTCTTTCAGTACGTAGAAAAACATGGTGAAGTACTGTGGGAAATGTTTAACCCAATGGTCAGTAGAATGAACGGGACATTGCATTATGTTTATGGTGGTACAGATACAGAAGATAGAGAGTCAGTCAGAACTATCGTTGATTCTCCGAAGAAGAAAAATAATGTCATACTAGCATCATACGGAACATTCTCAACTGGAGTAAATATCAAGAAGATCGACAATGTTGTATTCGCATCTCCTTCAAAGTCACGTATACGTAATCTACAGTCTATTGGTAGAGGGTTACGTAAGACAGATGGTAAGACATCGATGAGACTCTTTGATATCTCAGACAATTTACAAAACAATAATTATACACTCGAACACTTGAAAGAACGCATAAATATTTACAATGAAGAGCAATTCTCATATGAAATTAAGGAGTTCGATCTAGATGGTTAAACCAGCAAACTTAGTTCCACAAAAGTACGAAGTACTTAAGACAAGAACAGGTGCAGAGATAGTTGGCATGACTAGAGAAACTCCAACAGGCGTTGAAATTACTTTGCCAATGATTTGTCATTTGCAAGTTGTACCAGGAACAAACAGAACTCAATGCTTATTTTATCCTTACTCGCCACTCTCAGAAGAAGAAAAGATTATAATACCAAACGAACACATTGCACACAAGTCTAAAATGAATGAGCAATTCATTCCGTTCTATGATAATGCAAGTTCGACTTGGATGAAAATGATAGAGAACAAAACTATACCTCTTACAGAGTTTAAGAATAGATATAGTGACAATGATCTAAAAAAGTTAGTAGAAGAGTTGGCAGAAAAATATGGACTCGAAGATACTTACATTGACGGCGATGAGTATAATCAGTTAGTCGAAGAGTGGGAAGAATTCGAGTTTGCTGAAGTTCCTAAAGACCCTAAAAAAATTCACTAACCTTACCTCTAGAACTTTAGAGAATACTAAATAAACCGTGTATAACGCGGTGTTATATGATATTATCAATGGAGATTATAATTTAATCATGACTGAACTAGTCAATAAACTTAACGAAACTGTAGAAACCTTAAAACATATTACAACAGATGACATTACCCAATTCTTAGAAATAGCAGTTCTAATTGGTACGTTTGTCTTTTGTGTATATGCAGTGTCACCAATTATATGATGCTAAGAAAAGTAATTCAAATTTTCTTTAAATACTGGATCCAACCATGGCATCCGAGAAGTTAACACAAAAGGCCCTACAGGTGGCCAATCTATCCCCTCCTGTTGAGCATTCTTTTATAAACAATTTAGAGAACGTACACCCAATGAGGCAAGTGGCGATCATGTCGGTTGTCCAAGTTGCGGTCTTTGGATTTATGTTGTTAGCATTTTGGATCATCAATCTTTTTGTTGGTCATTAGATGCGATATATACTATACACTACATTAATTGTTACATTCTTTTACGTTACAACGGGTGACCAAGAAAGAATGGGAAGAGCAATACTAAGAGATAATGTAGTGATGTCGAGAGCATAATATATCCCTTATTAGATATATCTGCCCCCGGCGACATATTAATCATAACATGTGAATTTTATCCTCACAAGAGGGTTTTCAAAAAAACTTTAAAAAACTTTCTAAAATAAATACTTAAAACCCACTAGCAAAAACTACTGTTTTAGAGTATTATAGATACATGACTAAAAGAAAAGACCCTAAAAAGGCAGAACACTATGTTAATAACAAAGAGTTCACTCAAGCAGTTGCCGAGTATAACGAAGCAGTAAAACTCGCCAAGGAGAAGGATAAAACACCTCCTCAAATGTCAAACTACATAGGGGAGTGTATCTATAAGATTGCAACTCGTCTATCTACTAGACCAAACTTTATTAATTATACTTACAGAGACGAAATGATCTGTGATGCAATTGAAAATTGTATACAGTATATTAATAACTTCAACAGAGAAAAGTCCAACAACGCATTCGCATATGTAACACAGATTTGTTATTATGCATTTCTTAGAAGAATCCAAAAGGAGAAAAAGCAAGTCTTTATCAAACAACAGATAACAAATGAGACGGGTATTTCTGAGGCGGCATTTGATACAATTGATGGTGATACGTCTGGACTAATAAACACAAATGTTGAATGGATGCAAGAGAACATGAAAGTTGTCGAGTATTCACCAAGAAAGTCAAAGAGAGCAAAGAAAACTACAAAGAAAAATTTAGACAACTTTACTGAATGAAAATAGCATTATTAAACGATACACATGCGGGTGTCAGAGGCGACATGATGGCAATGTCCGAATATCAAGGACGTTTCTATACTGAAGTATTCTTCCCGTATCTTGACGAACATGATATCAAACATATCATTCATTTAGGAGATTACTTTGATAGACGTAAGTATGTAAACTTTGCTAGTCTACATAATAATCGTAAGCATTTCATTGATCCTATGTTAGAGAGAGGGATATCAATGGACCTTATATTGGGTAACCATGATGTCTATTATAAATCTACAAATGATGTAAATGCACCTGAACTATTGCTTTTTGCAGATGATAACATTAACGTTATCTCAGACCCCATTGTTAAAGAATACGATGGGTTCAATATAGCATTAGTGCCATGGATTAATAATGAGAACTATGCAGACTCAGTAGACTTTTTGCTATCAGCAAATGCATCTTGGTGTATGGGTCATTTCGAAATTGAAGGTGCAATCATGCACCCAGGAATGACATGCCCACATGGATTAGATCACACTTACGTAAAACGTTTTGAAAAAGTACTTAGTGGTCACTTTCATCATAAATCAGAAGTAGGTAATGTTAGATACCTAGGTTCTCAAATGCAATTTACATGGTCAGATTATGGTGATCAAAAATACTTCCATGTATTTGATACAGAGGATCAAAGTCTAACGCCTGTTCATAACCCACTTACTATGTTCGAAAAAGTATTCTATGATGATACAAAAGAATCATTCGAAACAATTAGTAATAGAGATTACAGTCAATATAATAATAAGTTTGTCAAAGTTGTTGTAGTAAACAAAGACAATCCATATTGGTTTGATACAATGATTGATAAGTTACATGGTGCAGAACCACTGCACATGACGATTGTTGATGATCACAAACACATGGACTTATTATCAGATGAAGAATTAGAGGGTGTAGAAGATACACTTACGATTCTACAGAAGTATGTTGACGGTCTAGAAATTCAAGGAGAAAAAAATCACTTAACAGAATTGGTTACTTCATTGTATAATGAAGCATTAGATGAACACAATTATATATGATAAAATTTAAACAGGTACGATGGAAGAACTTGCTTTCATCTGGTAATAAATTTACCACAATTGAATTAGATAGATCGAGTACAACTCTTATACTTGGTGAAAACGGTGCAGGAAAGTCAACGTTATTAGATGCATTATGTTTTGGACTATATGGTAAGGGGTTTAGAAATCTAAAAAAAGAACTACTTGTTAACTCAGTCAATGGAAAAGAACTACTTGTAGAAGTCGACTTCGAAGTAGGAAAGAAAAAATATAAAGTCATAAGGGGTACACGCCCCAATCGTTTCGAATTATATCTCGGAAAAACTATGCTCAATCAAGATGCAAGTGTACGAGATTATCAAGACCACTTAGAAAAGAATATACTCAAAATGAGTCATAGGTCTTTTACTCAAGTGGCAATACTAGGATCAGCAAACTTTACACCGTTCATGCAACTGAAAGCAAAAGATAGGCGTAAACTAGTTGAAGACCTACTAGACATATCTATATTCTCTACTATGAGAGACATACTTAGAAAGAAAGTACAGTCACATAAAATAGAGATTAAAGATACAGATCATGAAGTTGAAATTCTTGAAGAAAGAATTAGTGGTCTTACTGAACAGTTGAATGCTCTTCAGAAGAATCGTGATGAACAAATTGGTAAGTATGAATCTACAGTGAAGGAAACAGAAAACAACATTGCAAACCTCATGGAGAAAGTAGATGAAAAGACGCAAAATGTGGTGGAGAAAGAATCCACTATCACGAATAAAAGTACTACAGAAAGTAAACTCAAACAGATTGTTGAATTGGAGAAACAACTCGAAGCAACTCGAAAGAAAGCAAATACAGATA